GTGCTGATTCGTCGGCTGCGCTTTCTACCGCGCTGCCAATGTGCTCGAAGAATGATGCCATGGCTTAGTATCCCGATTGAACTTGTGTGGTAGCGCCCGAGTATTCGCTGGTCTTGGCGTGTTGCAGCGTTCTGCCCATGGCGCTCTGGTATGCGCCTTCCCAGCGTGAACCGTCTGACCCCAGATAATTAGCGGCCTCGGAAAGAGTTCCATATAAGTAAATCTCTGGCGCTGTTTGAAATATTGGGTTGGTGCTGACGGTTGACGATAGGTGTTCTGGGGTGAAGTAGTAGATCATTCTCAGTGTGTCGCCCGCGACCTGCGTAGGATTTGGGAACACAAGAAACTTAGATTGCTCTCTCGCGAAAAACTCTGGTGCCTGACCAGATCGTGCGATGTAGGAGTGAAGCTCGGTCAAGCTTATGCGACTCAGCGGCGCGTAGTTCCAAAAAAGATCTTTTACTTCTAGGTAGTCGTTTGGAATGGTGGTGTAGCCGTCTGCACCCAGAGTCAGGTCCGCTGTCTTCTCGTTGATTGGCGCTCGAAGCTCGTGGAATATGCGGTTCTCGGCAAGCTCGATCAGATCGGGGATGACAGACGATAAATCCTCCCTGTTCAACCAATCGGCTACCGAGACCCTCAATCCGTCATATGTTGTGAAACTCATAGGCGACCCTTGCGTGTTCTCAGATAGGCGTACTCAGGTGAGTTCAATTTTTTCTTAATTTTTTTCTGATCTTCATATGTGGGGGCCATGACATTTATGCCCTCTTTCATCCACTCCATCACGACAACAGCCGGAATGCTTGCCACTCGATTCCAGTCACTGTACTTGTCATGCTTCTCGCTGGCGTTAAAGGCCTTGCGGTTAGATTCGATTATCGGTGCGACATCCTGCGCGTGCGCGATGTGGAGTTTGTCGTCCATCTCGTCGTGTTGGATGTGTGCTTTCAAGTCAGACATACAGAACCCTTAGTTGTTGGGACCCCTATAGGTTGTATTTTCAGACACAAGAAAGGGTTGAGCGCCCAAGGATAGGGGTAACCTTGGGCGCTCTGGCTCTCAGGGGAGTGAGAGTTTTCTTACGCTGTTAACGCGTCGATCTTTCCAGACGCGATGTCAGACTTACAGACAAGCGTTAGCTCGGTGAGCATCTGGCGCTTGTCTGAGTCGCCGGTGCGACTAAGTTGAATCGTTTGCATCGGACGCAACACTGCGCGAGACCAAAACTCTGTATCCAACACAAGCGCGGTATTCGCTTGAAGGAAACGGTTCGGCACTATCGAAACAGATCCAAATGGCGAGACATAGATATCGACTGCATTTACCAGCTTGGTCCCTGTGTCGAAGTCTCTTGTGCGACCAGATGTTGCAGCAAAGCCCGCGACGATCAGCGAGTGAGACGGTGTAACCTGAATCTGGTTAGGCTCCGCTCCCTCGTTATAGGTTTTTTCTAGCACATCGAGAATTAATGCTTCCGTTAGTGTTCGATTCGACCCAGCGGTGTTTGTTGTTGTAGACGAGATCTGATTCGCGGCAGATGTTAGCTGGCGGCCTGCACTTCCAGAGCCTGCCGTCCCTGCTTGGCCTAGACCAACAAACGAATGCTCTATGTCGCGCTTCAATTCCTTGCCCGCCTTAGCGATAGCGTTAGCAAGATCGCTTGTACGCGCATGCAAACCGATAGCCTCTGCGGTGCCTGATACCTGCACGACCTTACCAAAGATCTGTGTGTTCGCGTTCTTGATAACCTGAGTTACCGTTGACGCGGCACCCGCATCGGCTCCTTCAACGAGGATATTCGACCCGACAGAGGCAAGAGAATCTTGCATCCACTGGTGCAGTGTGGCTTCGGCTGTTGAGCTACCAATACTGCTAAGGAAGGGTGTTTGAGTAGGAGTTATGTCATAAATGACCTGCTCAAAATTTTCCTTTTTACCAACCTGATCATAGGTCTTTAGGGTGTTAGCTACTGTAGGCATTTTATTTAATCCTGTTCAAGATGACGGCTGCTGCATCCTCAACTCGGCCCGTCTTCCGTAACCTCTCGCTTGCTTTGCGGGAACTCTCGGACTCCGTTGCCTTTGTTGCGTCTGCCTTGCCGCCAGACAAAGTTTTAGTGGGTGAGGCCTTGATTTTTTTCTTAGCCGCAACCGTTTTTGCCTGATCAAACTGCATTGCCTTGTAGAGCGCGGTGATTATCCGGTGGTCTGCAACTTGGTTAAACTCCTCGCTGCTTACACCTAAATCTTTTTGAGCATACTCCCCGATAGAGTAGTACAGGTCGTTATTCCAGTTTGGAATATTGGTTTTGAGTACAGTCAGGCTTTCTGTCGCGGCTTCTTTTTGCGCGGTGTCTGCCTGTTGCTGTTGCTGCTCCTGATACTGATCCGACTGCGCCTTAATAAATTCGTAGGTGGATCTAGTCTGCTCAAAGCTCGCCTTGGCTTGCTTGTATTGTTCAGGGTTCTCGACTGCTGCACGTTCCCAGTCAACGCCCTCAAAGCGTGAAAGGTCAGCGCCTGCTGCCGAAAGTAACGCAGACATCGTCGCCGTGGTTTCCTCGATCTGGCTCTCTGCGGCCTTTCGAGATTCGGCTAGACTCTGTGTCTTTTGTGTGTAGTCACTCTGGCGTAAGTACCCCAGCTTTAATTCATCGACAGTGACGGTCTCGTCACCAACGGTAAATGTCAGCTCTTTTTCTTCGGAGTCTTCCGCTTCTGATT